AGGAAAATCTACTACCATGATACAATTGAGTCATGCTTTAGTCGCTTTGAATATGACTGAAGAACAATATGAAGATTCAGGAGCAGATCCTACCAAGTTTATGTATAATAGAGCTCCTGAGACAGAGTATTGGGATGGATATTGGTCAGGAGCTATAGTTGTGTATATAGATGACTTTGGTCAAGCACTTGATGTCTCTGGTCAACCTGATAATGAATTTATGAATCTTATTAGAATAGCTAACGGATTTGAAACATGTTTGCACATGTCTAAGATTGAAGATAAAGGAAAGTTTTATTTTAGATCTCCCTTTCTTCTGATGTCCACCAATATGACAAAATTGGAAACAAATAGTTTGAGATGTGTGGAAGCTCTAGTTCGTAGGATGATAGTAGATGTTTGTGTAACAGTCAACTTAGATTATTGTACAGAGGATTCAAAAACTAATGATATTTTTAGTAGAAAATTAGATCTAAATAAACTTCCTACACAAGAAATCGATGGAGAGAAGGTTACCATACTCACTCCAGATGTACAAGAATATTGGTTGGTGGATGCTGATGGTAAAGTATTACCTAAAGCGCAAGCCATGAACTTTGATCAATTAGTACAACTAACCCAATCAGAATACATCAAAAGGAAATCTTGGTATAGAGCGAACAAAAATCTATCCAAAGAAACTTTTGAGAAGTATAGAAAGAAATATGTTGACAAGATAAAAACCGTCAGACCACAAAGTGCGTCTCCAAGCACTGAATATTTATCTATGTTCGACCCTTATGAATCTTCTCTAAATACCCCTCGAGCCTCTAGTATCATGGATACCATTTATGAGGAAACTAATTCTCTTAAGTCCCTAGATGCAAGCTCACCTTTAACTAAATACAATAATTGGATCAAGAAAATTCCAAAGTTCTTTATATATTTGGCTTTGGGACTATTAACTGCTGTAGTAGTTAGATATATAGCCAAAGCTATAGGAGCATTTTTAAAATGGATGTTTCCAGCAATATATAAGGATTACATCTTCCAAATAGATCAAGTTGAATCAATGGAGATATTTGATGATAAGAAAGATGAATGGATTCCTTTTGAGAAATATGTTGAAGATAAACCGAATTTTAAAGAACATTTTATA